GAACTCATTGATAAAGTCAACAAACTCGGATCTAAAGGCGATGAAATTAAGAAAAATGCCCTAGATAAAGCAGGTAAAATGGTAAAACAAACCATGGAGAAAAAAGCACCCAGGTCTAAAGCCAATAAAAAACATATGGCTGATCACATTAAAGTGTCGGATATTGAGCGCAATAATGGCGTGGATTTTGTAATGATTGGCCCAGATAAAGGAGATATCTCTGAGTTCTTCTATTCTAAATTCACTGAATGGGGCACTTCAAAAATCCCTGCACAGCACTGGGCATCGAAATCCGTAAAGGAAAATCAAAAGAAAATTAATGACGTTATAAGGGATGAACTAGAAAGGGGGCTTAAGGACCTTGATTAATAAGTTAGTGATAGACACATTAAACCCACTGGGCGTTCCAGTAGGTTTTCAAAAATACTCAGGAAAAGCCAGCACCTATATCACCTTCCACGAGTATTTAGCGTCAGGAGAAGAATTCGAAGAAGATCAAGAAGCCTTCACTGGCCACTACATTCAAGTAGATGTTTGGTCTAAAGAGGATTATGGCATCCTCGTTAAAAACATCAAAGTAAGGCTTCTTGAGGCAGGATTTAAGCGAATCGATGAAGCTGATTTTTATGAAACTGATATAGGTCTCTACCATAAAGGTATAAGATTTTTTTATTTAGAAGAACAGGAGGTTGTGTAAATGGCTAGACAAATTGGTCTTAAGGATATTCATATTGCAATACTTACAAAAGACGATGCTACCGAAGTAACCTATGGTACTCCATCAAAGCTTGAAAGGGCTGTAAGTGCTCAAATAACACCGAAGGTATCCTCTGAAAATATTTACTCTGATGATACTGTTGAGGATGTGATTTCTGCCTTTGAAGGTGTGGATGTAGAAATTGAAACAAACCAGCTATCTCTTGAAAGTAGAGCCAAGCTTCAAGGAGCTAAGGTTGTAAAAGGGGTTCTCATTGAAAGCAAGAACGATATTGCACCAACAGTGGCTCTAGGGTTTAAATCGAAGAAAAACAACGGGAAATATCGCTTTGTGTGGCTCTTAAAGGGCAAGTTTGAGCTGGCTTCAGATGAATACGATACTGAAGGCGAAAAGCCACAGCCTAAAACAGCAAAGCTCAAAGGGACCTTCTTTGCAAGGGACAACGATGGCAACTTTAGATTTATTGCAGATGAAGACGCAACTGGTATAGACGAAACTATTATTGCTGGGTGGTTTACAACAGTACCTGCAGAGCCAGTACCTACACCATAGAAGGGAGTGACTATATTTGAAAGCATCTGAACTTAAAAACAAAGGCATTAAATTTATGCTAGGAAGTAAAGAGCATGAGCTAAAATTCAACATGAACACCTTCTGTGAGCTTGAAGAAATCTATGGCGATTTAAATAAAGCATTTGATGATTTACAGGCTATGAAGATTAAGGCAATCAGAGCCCTCATTTATGCTGCAGTTAAGGTTGACGATGAAACAGCAACGCTGCGAAGTGTCGGGGAGAAGCTTGAGATTCATGATTTAGAAAGACTTGGCACTGCCATCAATGAAGCTTTAAGCAAGGCTATGCCGGAGGCAAGTGAAACTGTGGGGGAATAGAAAGCTGCTCTAGTTCTAATTGGGACTGGGAGTGGCTTTTTTATTTAGCGACCAATCTTCTCAAGATGACTGAAGATGAATTTTGGCAGGCTACCCCTAAAAAGCTTCAGGCATTATTTATCGTGTATAAAAAGGTCAATGGCATTGAGGATACTGAACTTGATACCATTGATAATATTCTGTTTTAGGAAGGGGGTGAGAAGTTATGAGTGGTACTGCTGTTGTGGCAAGAGTTGGTCTTGATGATAGAGGCTTTCAAGAAGGTGTTCAAAAGATTCAGCGTAGTCTAAAGGTGGTTCAAAGTGAATTTGCAGCAGCAAGTTCGAAACTTGGTGATTTTGGTAAATCTACAGAAGGCCTTAAATTAAAAGCAGACAGTTTAAATAAGCAGATGGATTTGCAAAAAGCAAAGGTAGCTGCTCTTAGAAAAAGTTATGAAGAAAGTGTAGCTACTAAGGGTGAAGATGCCAAGGCTACTGAAAACTTAAGAATCAAGCTCAATTATGCCATCGCTGATATGAATAAGATGGAAAATGAACTCTCTGCCATCAATAGACAGATTGAAATTCAGAGCAGTGGCTTTACGAAGCTTGGTAAGAACCTCGAAGGCATTGGTTCAAAGATGAAAGCTGTAGGTGATGGCTTTTCAAAAGTTGGAAAGAACCTATCCATGACAGTGACAGCACCTATTGTTGCAGCAGGAACAGGCCTAATGAAGCTGGCTCAGGATTTTGAGTCAGCAAATAACACAATCCGTATTGGAACGGGTGCAACAGGTGAAGCCTTAAAAGAGTTAAATGCGGACTTCAAATCAGTGTACACATCCCTAAACACCAACATCGGTGATGCAAGTAAAGTAGTGGCGGATTTAAATACCAGAACTGGTCTTACAGGTGACTCTCTTCAAGATTTATCGGTTCAAATGTTAAGGCTTGCTAAAATCACAGGTGAAGATTTAAATACCCTCATCCCCGCTTCCACTCGAATGTTTCAAGATGCAGGGATTGCAACAGAAGATTATGCAAAGGCCCTTGATTACACTTTTGTAGTCAGTCAAAGCACAGGGATTGGCGTAGGTAGACTTCAACAGTTAATGACACAGTTTGGTGGGCCACTTAGGCAGATGGGTTTTGATTGGCAAACCTCAGCGGCGATGCTTGGTAAATTTGAAAAAGAAGGGGTTAATACAGAACTAGTTGTAGGTTCTCTTCGTATTGCTCTTGGGAAGATGGCAAGAGAAGGCATAGCAGAACCAAATAAAGCACTAGCAGAGATGATTACAAGAATCAAGGAAGCCGGAACTGCAGGTGAAGCCAACACCTTAGCCCTTGAGATGTTTGGTGCAAAAGCAGGTCCGGATATGGCGGCAGCCATTAGAGAAGGCAGGCTTAATTTAGATGAGCTCATTGAAAGCATCAAAGCAAGCCCTGAAACGATTGAAAAGGCTGCTAAAGATACAGAAACCATTGCAGATAAATTTGCAGTGCTTAAAAATAAGATGGCAGTATCTTTGGAGCCACTCGGTGCAAGGCTTATTGAGGCAGTAGAAAGAGCTATGCCCTCCATTGAAAGGCTCATTGAAAGCATCACCAAAATCATAGAACGCTTTACAAGCCTCTCCCCTGCTCAGCAAGATATGATTCTTAAAATGGCTCTTATTGCTGCAGCCATTGGACCAGTACTGATGGTTGTTGGAAAACTAATATCCACCTTCGGTTCTCTATTTTCTACCCTTGGCTCTATATCAACAGCAATCGGTGCTGCAGGTGGAGCCAGTGGTGCGCTTGGTGCTGCCTTCACTGCTCTTACGGGTCCGGTGGGTATTGTTATAGGAGCTATTGCAGGACTGACTGCTGTGTTTGTAGCTTTATATAAAAATAACGAGGACTTTAGGAACAAGGTCAATGAAACCTGGAATGAAGTGAAAGAAATCATTTCTGGAATCATTGAGGTGATCAAAGAGCTCTTTTCAGCCTTTATAGACTTTGCCATCATCCTCTGGGAAAAGTATGGCGAGGATTTGACTGCTATTGTATCTTCAACTTTTAGCGTCATATCAAGTGTAGTTTCCACAGCCCTAAATGCCATTAAAGATATTATTAAAATTGTCACCAGCCTCATCAAAGGGGACTGGCAAGGCGTGTGGGATGGAATTAAAAGTCTTACCAGCAATCTGTGGAATGGCATCAAAAGTATTATTGAAAGTGTGCTTGGACTTATAAAGAATGTTATCACACTACAATTGAATGCGATCAGAGATTTTATTTCCGGTATTTGGAATGGTCTAAAATCCCTTACTTCTACTGTGTGGAATGGCATTAAATCAGCAATAGAAAAGCCCATAAATGCTGCGAGAGATACAGTTAAAAAAGCAGTGGATGCCATCTTTGGGTTCTTTAAGAATCTTAAAATACCAGAGATTAAGATTCCAAAAATTAAACTACCTCACTTCAATTTAAAAGGCTCCTTTAGTCTAAGTCCACCAAGCGTACCAAAACTATCTGTTGATTGGTATGCAAAGGGCGGTATTTTTAATGCACCAAGTATTATCGGTGTTGGTGAAGCAGGAACTGAGGCGGTGCTTCCAATTGATAGACTTGATGATATTTTGGCAAAGGCACTGGCAAAAGTAGGTGGTAGCACTGGTAGCGGTCTTACCCTTCAAATAGATAATTTTTACAACAATACAGATAAAGACATTGAAAAACTGGCCTATGAACTGCAGTTTTATCTCAACAGAGTTGGTCGAGGGAAAGGAGGCATTTGATTTGAAGTATTTTACTTTTAAAGGCATCAGTAGCTTTGATAAAAACATTACTATAAAGAAGACGCCTCCCTTCTCAAAGCCGAGGCTAAAAGGTGAAAAAGTCAGCATCCCAGGGAGGCATGGATCCCTATTCTTTTCAGAAGAAAGCTACGATGATGTGCTGATGCCTATTGAGTGCTTTGTGAAATCAGATAACCTAGCAGAAACTGCAAGAGATATTAAGGGATGGCTAAATGGAGAAGGAAACTTCAGCTTTTCAGAAGATCCAGAGGTATTTTATAAGGCGAAGGTTGTAAACTACTTTGACATTTCCTATCTCATTAGAAACTACGGAGAGTTTGTTGTTTTATTGGACTTAGAGCCATTTTCATATAAATTAGGGGTTCAGGATTTAATGTTGGTTGAAGGTGGAACGATTCATAACCCTGGAACTTTTGAAAGTCAGCCCGTTATAACAGTTTATGGTAGTGGGAATATCAGCCTTACTATAAACGGAAAAGTCATCAGTTTAACAGGCATTAGCGGGAACGTTACGATCGATTCAGTCCTTCAAGATGCCTATAGTGGTGAAATTAATCTCAACAATCAAATGTCAGGAGATTTTCCAATATTTAAAGTAGGGGCAAACACAATCTCATGGAGTGGTTCGGTATCTTATGTGGTGATTAAGCCAAACTGGAGGTATTTGTAATGATTACAGTCTATCACAGTAAAGAAACAAACTTTAATCATAACGGACTTTCAAAACTTCATGAGTGCATCTCCTGCTTTATCAAAAAAGAATTAAATGGTCTCTACGAACTAGAACTTGAGCACCCAGCAAATACCAAGAAAGCAGCCTATCTTAAAAAGTGGAATATCCTAAAAATAGAAGGGCAGCTTTTTAGAATCTATAACAGAGAAATCAAAGACGATGGTAGACAAGTTCTAAAAGTGTGGGCAAGACATATTAGCTATGATCTTGCTTTTTTCTTTTTAGAAGAAAACATTCTGCCAGCAGGTTCCACTATTCAGCAGGTATTAAATGTATTAAAGGCAGGAACACCCTTTTCCATGAATACAAATATAACCTATAGCTTTGAGTTTCCAGTGGTTTTTAGGGAGATTGATAACCTAGCAGGGCTGTTTCAGATGATACAGCTCTATGGTGGTGAGCTGAAAAGAGACAACTTTAATATAGATTTGAACTATCAGATTGGTGAATACAATGGGGTTCTCATCAAATACGGTAAAAACCTGCAGGGCATCACTGAAACCATAAACATGGACAGTGTCATTACAAGGCTTTACCCTGCAGGTGCTGATGAAATTAGGCTTCCAGAGAAGTATATCGACAGCCCTTTTATCAATCACTCAGAGTATCCACCTTACCCCATCATTAAAAAAGTCAGCTTTGATGTTTATGATGAATGGACCCTTAGGGCTGTGGCTGAGGATTATATCACAAAGGTTGATAAGCCTAAATTCACCTATGAAGTTGATTTTGTAGAACTTGAAAAATCAAGGGAGTATAAAAACTATGCTCACCTTGAGAAGTTAAACCTTGGGGATTTGGTTATTGTAAGGCATGAAAGGCTCTCACTTGATGTGAAGCTAAAGGTGCTAAGCTATGAAAAAGACGTTCTAAAAGGCACTGGGTCAAGGATTACCCTCGGCTCTCCTAAGGATAATTTTATGGATTTTCAATTGTCACTTTTAAAGGCAAAAGATACTGTAGATTACGCTTTTAGAAAAGGAAAGCTGAACTCCGCTACTTTAAAGGGATTAAAAATCGTAAATGAAAACACAAATGTTACCACCTTTGAAATCACTGAAGAAGGTGATACTATCATCAACGGTAAAGTTACCATAGGACCTAATACAAATTTTGAGGATGGCTATGACCCTTCAGAAAAAATGGATAAGGTGGATCTTGGAGATTTAGCATTTGAAGATGCTGTAGAAAAAGCTATGCTCGGCACTACGATTATTGAAGGTGGTTACTTAAAGACAGGCTTTGTAGATGCCTCTAGGATTGATACTGGAACCATTAATGCGAATCAGATAAATATTGAAGCAAAGGATGAAGAAAACAATACCATTATTAAAATAGGAAAGATTGTTCCAGCTGAAGGAAGTACCCCTGCAAGATATGGTCTTAGAATCAAGGGTGACAATGGGGAGATTATGCTAGATGAATACGGAATAGATCCAAGATTTATAAAAGCCTTTAAAAATATGATTTGGAATTCATCCTTTGAAAGGTTTGACCCCACAACTAAAATTCCTGAGTACTGGACGGGTGGCGAATCAACTGCCAGCTCAAGTTATGATAATACTCATTCAATGAAGCTAGATATAGGGCAGATGAGTGAGCAAACCCAGTCTATTGGAGGCTATACTCCAAGACCAGACCCTGCGTGGTGGGATAATAAAAGAACGAGAGTATCTTTCTTTAAAAAAGGCGGAGATGTTCAGGTGCAGGTCTTTAGTGAATTTGACTTTTCACCGTTTGCACTAACTGATGAATATGGGACAACTCAAACCTATTACAATACAGGAGCTTCTAGCAACTGGGATGATGGCAGATATACTTTTTCCTTTGAACCTACAAAATCAGGACGTGTTTGGATGAGGTTTTCAAACATTGGTGGCGGAGCAGCCTATATTGATGCAGTACAGATGGAGCCTGATTTTAATGGAAAGTATCCATCATTTTACACCAATGGACCTTATTCTGTAAGTGCCGATGAGATTCCTCTTTCAGATACATGGCTTGAGTATATCAATGTTCCATATGCCCAGACCATAAGTATCCAGTTTAATCAAAAGTACAGCCTACCACCATCAGTTACAGCAAGTCTTCTTAGAAATATAAACGCTGCAAATACTGGTAGTGCTTTTGGTAACCATAATATTTCACCGAATATCGATTTAATCATTGAAAATCAAGGGGGCTATTTATTTTACACAGGAGCCTATATCACTTTTGGTGGCTCTGCTCCAAGTAGTATTTTGAATGGCTTTGTCAGCATTCATGTAGTGGGGAGGGTATAAGATGGCATCTAAATTTCAACCGGAATTTATGGAAGTAGAATTTAACTTCTCTGCAATGGCTTCAGTGGTGTCCATTTCTCCTACTACTTTGGAAGTAACCGGCCACTTTAGAGCCTACTCCGACTATATTGGACTTACCTTTAACAGTAAGGATTATAGAATGCATGAAGGGGCAAGATATCCTGAAAGTAAGAATTATACTGGAGTTACTTTGTCCTTTTCTCCGAGTTTTAATGGGAATGTTACACGGTTCGACAATTTATCGATTCTTCCAGCCATGGTTATAAACTATTCAGATGGTTCTCAAAAGGTAGCCACTTTAGGCTTCTTATCAAACAAAGGAAGTGATACGGATTATGTTTCGAATTTCACTGGCAGTGTGAATTTAAGTAGAAAATGGATAGCTTGGGACAGTGAAACCGTTAATTGGGAAAAGGATGTAGTAGTTGGTTATGAAGATGTATTTGACTCTCAAGGGAATTATTTATACACAAAGGAAATTATAGAACATCAAAGTGGTACTGGAACTAGAGAAAGTGACTATGTTATAGATTATGTATTTGGATTAATCGCACCTGTAGCCGGAAGTAATATTCCCTACGGAGCAGATTTGACCGTGAGCTATCAGTATGGCCTTCAGCAAAGTTATATTGTCAATTTCTCTAATCTTAAACAAGGCACTCATCCCAATAATGCTGTAAGCCTTTCTGCTTTAAATATAGAGAAAATTGTCTTTCCTATTATTCCTATGTTTTATGTAGAAGGTAGAAATGAGCTGACAGGGAGATCTGATGAAGTAACTGTGACTTTTAGTAATTGGACTATTAGCGGTGGAAATCTTGGAGATTTTCCTAGCCCTAAAGAAGCGCATCCTTTTAGAACAGCTGAAGGTTATGATGATGAATATTACAGAAACCCATACAGGATTGTTCAGGCAATGCACCATCTTGGATATAGAAAAGTTATCAATCTTTATGTTGGTGCTTCTCACTATTACGATAAAAAAGGCAATGCAGGAGATTCTTCTATTGACCATAAAACTCAAACACTAATCACTACTATTGGCGTTTGCAGTGCAGCTAAAAAGTGGTTTAAATATCTTTTGAAAGCGATGAAGGCTTTTGATTTTGAGGATATTATCGTATCCATGTCTATGGAGAATCTGCAGATGCCAGAGCCTTGGAAGCAAAGACTTCATAATGGTGAAGCAGGTCAAACTGGCTGGGAGCCACCGACATCTTTTTTTAGCCCTACAAATACACAGGTGAGAACTTACTGGGAGAAGGTTGTAAGAGACTATCTTGATATTTCTAGAGATGAAGGATTTGCACCCATACTGCAGCTTGGGGAGCCTTGGTGGTGGTGGCAGGAATTTCAGCCAGGCAACATCAATATTCCCTATCCAGGCAGACCGCCATGCTTTTATGATGATGCTACAAAGAATTTATATCAGTCAGAAAAGGGAAAAAGCCTCCCTATTTTTACAAGCTCAGAAGTTTCCCTTACACCAGAAAATTTAGAAGCAATAGAGTGGCTTAGAAATAAGCTAGGAGATTTTTCAGACTTTGCTAAGGGTATTGCTAAAAGCTATGCAGGTGGTATTTATACAGTGCTTTTCTTTCCACCATCTGTTTTAGATGAAGAAAGGGTTCCTGAAGCCATGAGGATTGCCAATTACCCTACGGAGTATTGGAAGCTTGGGAATTTGGATTTTATACAGATAGAGGATTATGACTGGGCAGTACATGACAACGAAAACCATCCAGCTGTATTTGATTTTGCTAGGAACCCAACTCTTAAATATCAGCCGCATCTCACACATTACTTTGCAGGATTTGCATGGGAGCAGTTTTTAATTCCAATAAATACTCAGTGGGAGCGGATTGAAAAAGCAGCGGTTAAGGGTCTATCTGTTGGGATGCTTGAAGTCTTTGTATGGGCAGGGACTCAGATTAGAAGGGATAGCTGGAATCCTAAGATACCAATAAAGTACATTCCAGCAGTAATCAATAGAACACTGGTTCATATAGAAGAAACCAATTAGAACGGAGGATGATGTAATGGCAATTAGAGTATATGCAAATGGCATGAAGTATATGGGTTTATCGACAGATACAAAACCCATAAGTGCTGAAGTAGGAGCTGTATTATTTGAAACAGATACGAAAAGAGATTTCATCTTTAGCGGTGAAGCTTGGGAACTAAAAAATCAAAAGACCTATGAGTGGTTAAATCAAGAAATCGCTCCAGGGTCTTTTTTTAGTCAGAGCATTCCATCAGGAGGATTTGACCTTGCTACTGCTTTCATTGCGGGAACAGGCAACGCTCAGATTTCCTTTAGAGTGGCCCTGCCAAACGGAAGTGATTATGCTTGGGATCCACTTGGGACCATGAACAGTGCTTCAATGAGAGCCTCGTGCCAAGCCAGTGTTAGTGGCATTGAAATGGTAAAGGTAGTAGCGGCAAATAACACCGAAGAAACGGTCACTGCGAACATTTATGTTTACTTAGGGAAAAGATAGGAGGGATTTTAGTGAAGGGATTTATTGAAACGATGCAGATAGTTTTTACAGCCGTTGGCGGCTTTCTAGGTTACACCCTCGGAGGCTGTGATGGCTTTCTTTATGCCCTTGTGGCATTTATCACCCTTGATTACGTTACTGGGGTAATGCTTGCTGTTGTAGAAAGAAAGTTATCGAGTGAGATTGGCTTTCGAGGAATATTCAAGAAGGTACTCATATTTGTCATGGTAGCAATAGGGCATATTATTGACTCGAAAATTATAGGGACAGGAAGTGCCATTAGAACTGCAGTTATATTCTTTTATGCATCAAATGAAGGTATCAGCATTTTAGAAAATGCCACAAAGCTTGGTCTTCCAATACCAGACAAGTTAAAAACGGTACTGGAACAACTGAGTAAGGAGGATTCCAAATGAACCTACGAAAGCTAATTCTTACGCAAAATGAATGCTATAAAGTGGGTCGAACCATCCAGCCTAAAGGTATTATGGTCCACTCCACTGGTGCAAATAATCCATTTCTCAAGCGATACGTTGGACCTGATGATGGTTTTCTGGGGAAAAACAAATACAATAACCACTGGAATCAGCATAGGCCTAGTGGTAGACAGGTTTGTGTGCATGCCTTTATCGGTAAACTTGAAGACGGAAAAATAGCCACTTATCAAACTCTGCCTTGGAATCACAGAGGCTGGCATGCAGGTGGAACTGCTAACAATAGCTATATCGGATTTGAAATCTGTGAAGATGGGCTAACCGATGCTTCTTACTTTAATGCAGTTTATAAAGAAGCCACAGAGCTTTGCGCTTATCTTTGCAAAATGTATGGTTTGACTGAAAGTGATATTATTGGCCACTATGAAGGATTTCAAAGAGGCATTGCTTCAAATCATAGTGATCCAAATCACTGGTTTACAAAACAAGGTAAATCCATGCATACCTTCAGGGCAGATGTTAGAAAGCTACTGACGGTTTCTGATCCACCAACTAAAAAGCTTTACCGAGTTCAAGTTGGTGCTTATAGTGTTAAGTCCAATGCTGATGATATGCTAGCCAGGGTAAAAGCTGCAGGCTTTACTGATGCCGTTATCAAAATCGAATAATTAAGCGTAATGCCCTTGGAGGATTAGAAACTTCTCAGGGCATTATTTTTTTTGCAATTTCACAAAACCGTCAGATTTCCATTCAGCTCATGGCTACCAGATAGAGGGGAACAAATAATGACCCTTCAGAAAGAGGTGATGGATATGAAGCACAGTCTAAAAATTAGTGTTTCAAAGAAACCACAGACAGGTGGAATTGTTACTTGCCGTAACTTTTCCGTGAGGGAGCGCATCCTTCGATTCCTTCTTGGGGGGAAGCAGCGTGTAACGATTGTAATCCCTGGAGATAGCATTGATGAACTCTCTATCTGTGAGATGACGAAAGGAGGAAATGACAATGAGCAAAATAAAGTTACTGCTTGATGTGGTAAATGACATGCGAAGTCTTGCTGATAGCATACAAGCAGTTTGTGATGTAATGGCAGATAGCAATTCTGCTCCAGAAGAAACCCCTACCGCAAAGACCGAAACAGAAAAAGAGCCGGATATTCCACTGGAAAAAGTGAGAATGGTACTTGCTGAAAAGAGTCAGCTTGGCTTTACCGCTGAGGTGAGGGGAATCATCGGAAAATATGGTGCTGACAAATTAAGTGCTGTTGATAAGGTTTATTATGCTGAAATCTTGAAAGATGCGGAGGTTCTTGGGAATGGGTAATCACGCAATATTATCTGCATCTTCATCCCACAGATGGCTTCATTGTTTGCCGTCTGCGAGGCTCGAACTTGAGTTTGAAAACACAAATGGAGGAGCAGCAAAAGAAGGTACAGCAGCACATAATCTCGCTGAACACAAACTAAAAAAGGCACTTCATATGAGAAGTCAGCGACCTATCTCTGAGTATAACTCTGATGAGATGGAGGAATGTACAGATGCTTACGTGGACTTTGTTATGGAGCAGGTGGAACTTGCAAGAAAGTCTTGCACAGATCCTATCGTTCTTATTGAACAACGTCTTGACTTCTCTTGTTATGTTCCAGATGGTTTTGGGACAGGAGACTGTGTAATCATTTCAGATGACAGACTTCACATCGTAGACTTTAAATATGGACTGGGTGTGCTAGTTGATGCAGTGGACAATCCCCAGATGAAACTGTATGCCATAGGAGCACTTGGAATCTATGATCACCTGTACGACATTAAAGAAGTGTCCATGACGATCTTTCAGCCTAGAAGAGAGAATGTCAGCACCTGGACAATACCGGTGGAAGAACTAAAAGACTGGGCTGAAGAGGAACTAAAGCCCAGAGCTGACAAAGCCTTCAACGGTGAGGGTGAATACATCCCCGGTCCATGGTGTACCTTCTGTAAAGCGGCAAACAAATGTAGGGCTAGAGCCGAAGAAAAACTAAAACTTGCTGAGAAAGAATTCAAGATACCACCTCTTCTGACGGATGCTGAAATAGAAGAAATCTTACTTGTTCTTCCCGACCTTACCAAATGGGCAAATGAAATAACTGCCTATGCCACTGATGCAGCAGTCAATCACGGTAAAGAGTGGAATGGTTTTAAAGTTGTGGAAGGTCGCTCGGTTCGTAAGTATAAAGATGAAGAAGCCATCGCAGAAAAAGCTGTAGCAGGTGGATATAAGGATATTTACAGAAAGAGCCTTATTCCGATGACAGAGATGCAAAAACTGATGGGTAAAGCCAAGTTTGAGGAACTCCTTGGTGATCTCGTTTTCAAACCACCGGGTAAGCCGACTCTTGTTCCAAACTCAGATAAAAGACCGGCTATGAACGTAGCAGATGCTAAAAACGAATTTAACGAAATTATGGAGGATTAAATATTATGGCAAATATGCAAAACAAAACAAAAGTTATCACAGGTGTAAACTCAAGATTTTCTTACTTCCACGGTTG